GCAGACCAAAGTCGACTGCGAGCTTTGAAGATGGCACGGTTGGTGGGATATTGGGGCGAAGGTCTCTTAAGAGCCTTAACGCAAATTCTGAAGCAATCTTCTGTGAAAACGCCAGCATCAGGAATTATGAAGTGCTTACCATGGCTGATCAAGCCGTGGCACGCATGCAATATTCCGTGATAACGATCACAGACACTCTGTGGCCAATGCGACAAGAGGTCGTCACCACAGATTGCGACTCGGGATTTCAACGCCCATTAGTCCTACATCCAACCGTTTCCGCACGCCTCCTCAACCCAGAAAAGATGGACTAGGCAGAGGAAGAACCAGGTTGTCGGGAGTCCCATGAGGATTCCACGACAGGTTCCTTCCACCTTGGTACCATCAGGGTATTCTAGTGCGAGGGGTCCAACGCAGCTTTGTAGGACGTCATCCATCCACTTGGGCAGATCGAGCATGATGCTCAGCCCAGTGGCCATGTCCCGGATCAGATCCAGGGGCAGGGTGTCAGATGCACTGGTCAGGTCGGAACTAATGATGTTCCAACCGTCCACTGGTGCAGACACACGGAAGACGTTCTCGACAGCTTTGTGGTGGTCTCCCCGAAGCACATCGGAGACGCGGGAATCACGCTTGAGCAAGGGCCAGAGGATAGACCTTACCTGATGAGCAAGGACAATAAGGTACCAAGGTGATTTTGTGACGATGCGGGCTTTGACGCCACGCTCCTCGATCGCAACCACCTTGTGCACCATAGTATCCTTGTGTTGCTAGAACTCTCTCAGTGCTGCACTGAGGATCTAAGAGTCCTTCACAACCTCATCCAGTTAGCCGTCCGTCAATGGTAGATTAGACAGCAACTGCTGGCGCAGCTCAGGCGCAACAGCCATTTCACCTTCAAAGACTTCGGCAACATCGCTCGTCAAGTCCAACTCACGTAGGACTTGAGGTAAGCAGCAAGCATGCGAAGCGATTATCGTGCCAAGACCTCCTTAGGCGCGACTACTCTCGAAAGTAGCGCCCTCTGTGAGTGACACATGGGACGATGGCATAGGGATCGACGCGAATGACCGTAAGGCCATTTTGCTGCGGACCCACTTGTGCACAAATCGCACTGCACGCTCTCTTACTGCGACATCTGTTTCAACTACGGATTCGTAGAGCATTTTGTGAGCTTTAAGGCTTCGCTTCAGGACTGTTTAAGTCCCTGGAGGCAAAGCGCGTCCAACGTAAGACAGCTGTAGAAGCATGTCAGGCGAATGGACGAAGCGCTACAAGGAGCCCTTGAAGTGCCGGGTCAACCAGACATCGCCTCGTGGTGGGTTTCTCTTTTCGAGACCAAACTATCTGAGCTTGCCAAACTCCTTCTTCAACATAGAAAGAGCATAACCGAGCCCATTGGTTTTCGTAACCGTAACCAACCACGTAGCGAGTTTGCTGAAGGCAATCAGCGATTACAGATGACCACCACCCACTTTCCAAAAGTGGAATCCAGTGCAGGCTAGGCCGGCGAGGACGGCGTTCCACGCGTCAATCAAGATGCGTTTGGAATAACCATCCAAGCCCCTGAGTCGATCCGCGATTCGCGAACACTGGTGACCACGTTATGAACAAGTGGTTGGTGGCAATGGCAAATTTTAAAGGAGACAGGCTGGACGTCTTAGTCCATTCCAAGTCTCCTTTCGGGAGTATTGGGGTTTCCGAAGGTTCTGAACCTTCCGTCTCCCCGCCAACACCTGAGGACGGTCAGCCGGTTTAGCCAAAGCCTTGCCGGATCCAACTGACCTCGAGGAAGTGCATTGGACACACCCGCGCACGAGTAAAATCGTGCTGCGAGCGTGTTCAGGGATCGCACCTAATCGAAGTGCCTCAACAAGGGTAATGTCTTGCAACATCACCCTGTCATAGCTGATCTTCTTCGAGTTCGGC